AATTAGAAACACATGCTAATGTATCAAGTACCATATAACTACCTTATAGAAATGCTACAGGTATAAGATTCTCTTCCATTGCTGGCTTCCGTGCTTTTTCTTCCAATTCTTGTATATTACACTCTTCCCATTTATTTTGGCACATTATAGCCCAAGTAGGTAGTTCAGTAATATGTTGATTATTAGGTTTATTCCAGTCTATATCTTCCTTAAACTCTATCCAGCCTTTACCGTTATACCATTGCAGTGCAGATACCCCCTCTGGTATAAGACCACTTATGTCAGGTATTATAAATACTCCAATGTCAGTATAGACAGCCATATCATCAGTAACGATTGTTAGTCTCATATATTTATCCTTATGTGTTTTTTGAAGCCATAATAACATCAACATAAGCTACAGCTAAATTAAGCGCTATAGCAATAGCCCCCGTAAGTGCATGTGTGTGTGACCCACCTCCCGCAGGAATATTTGGCCCACTAGATGTACGAGCTGTTCCAGCTTGAATCTCAGGTATTTGAGGATACCCTGAATACAAAGCTATAGTTACTGATGTCCCACTTCCGTGTGTATGCGCTGGTATTTGTGCTGTTGTTAATGTTACAGCATCCGCCGATGCTGGTATTGATACTGCCGGTGTTTGGTTAGTAAACACAGTAGTAAAAACAGTTGTACCCGCAGTTGTTACCGCCCCTGATACTACCCGCAGCATATTGTCATTATTTGTTGTCAGTTTTGTCCATCCTACAGGGGCTGCAGTCTGTTGAAATACCATAATTGTACCAGCCTCAATAGGGGTTTGGACCGGTATAGTACAGGGTAGCTTATTTATAGTTAACCCAGTATTTATTTGGTTTCTAATAAGCATGATTTAGTTCTTTTGGGCTAAAATTAAGTCTACATACTGTACAGCCAATACAACTGTTGGTGATGTCGGGGCAGTTATAGTGTGTGTATGCGCTGTACCACCGCCCGTTGCTGCAGAAGTAGTAGTAGTAGCCCCGGGAACTGGAGCACCATATGTACTAGGCAATACCGGTACACCACTACTTAGATTTGCCCATGTTTGTCCCGCAGCTGTTTGCACAAGGTGAGTATGTACTGGTAGTTGCGCCCCAGTTAGTGTAGTTGCTGCTCCCACTAATGTATTTGTTGTAATAGTAGGGGCCTGATTAGTAAATACAGTAGTAAATGCAACTGATCCGCCTGATCCTGCCGTTCCTGTAATTAATCGCAAAGCCTTATTATCATGTACTGTAAGTTTAGTCCAACCTACTGGGGCAGTTGTCTGTTGAAATAATGTTACTGTACCCGCAGGTATTGCAGACTGAAAACTATACACATAAGGTAATTTATTAATAGCTAAAGTAGTATTTACTATATTTCTATTTATCATGCTTTAGTTAGTTCTTTGTAGCCAAAATTATATCTCTGTATTGCACGTTTAATGTAATTACTGGCGGTGTTGTAGTAATAGGATGTAAATGAGATCCCCCTCCTCCAGCCGAACCACCTTGTGCAGTGCTATTAGACGGATAAGTATGCACCCTGTTAGGCGCTAGATAGCTCCAATTAGAGTCAACTCCTGCGCCTACAAAGTGCGTATGTGAGGCTATCTGTGTAGTATTTAATGTAACTGAATCTGTTGTTAACCCTAGTACTACATTCTGGTTAGTAAATACGGTACTAAAAGGCGACGTACCACCAGAACCTACTGCCCCAGAGACTACCCTAAGTGCTTTATCATTATGGGTTGTTAGTTTGGTATATCCAGTAGGAGCATTAGTCTGCGCAAATACAGTTATATCCCCGGAGTTAATAGGCACATCAGTGGGCCAGATATAAGGCAGTGTGTTTACAGAAGTAGACGCATTAACCCGGTTGCGGTATATCATATTAGGCCGCTATCTTAGTCCAGACAGTAGATTGTGTGTCGTTTACAGGAGTCCATGTTGCTGTTTGTGCATCAATTACTAACCCCCATACGGTAGGGTAGCCTATGTACCCTGTAGCCTGCACACCAGTTACTGCTATGTTTTGTTGGGTTGATACCGTAACACTGCCGATAGAACCTGTAGCTTGTACACCAATAAGATATACATTAGCTATGCCCTCTACTGCTACATTACCTATCTGACCTGTAGCTGCAACACCTGTTACAAAGATGTTTTGTTGAGTTGATACTGTAACACTGCCGACAGAGCCTGTAGCTTCAACACCAATGGGGTAGACATTAGCCGCAGCATCTACTAATACATTACCTACCTGACCAGCAGCTTCAACACCTGTTACTGATACGTTTTGGTTGGTAATGAATGTGACATTACCGATAGCACCTGTAGCTTCAACACCAGTAGGGTAGACATTAGCCACACCATCTATTGCTACACCACCAATCTGACCTGTAGCTTCAACACCTGTTACTGATACGTTTTGGTTGGTAATGAATGTGACATTACCGATAGCACCTGTAGCTTGTACACCTGTTACTGATATGTTTTGTTGAGTTGATACCGTGACACTGCCGATAGAACCTGTAGCTTGTACACCTGTTACCGATACAGCTATGGCCCCGGGGTTTAATATGTCCGCAAAGGGTGCTGCGGCTAATGGTGTAAAGCCTAACATCTGCGGTTATACGGTGTAGATGATAGTGCTGTGTTGTACTGTCCCACCCATGATGTGCCTCTTTATATTAACCAGATAATAAACGCAATTATAACTACTACTAACGTAGTGCGCTTAGAGTTCTTAATCAGATCAAGGAATCTGTCTGATACTGGTATAGCAATAACCTCATCAACCACTACCTTCTTAGCTTTGTCTTCAATATTCATATGTCACCCAAATTACCAGAAAAACATTATTGCAACGCCTGCGGCAGTACCTAGCCCCCAGAAGATCAAGTCTAAACGGCTACCCTGCCCAAAGTCATACCATGCCCTATCCTGATCGTATCTCTGGTAGATTTCTCTGACCAAACCTGTCATGGCACTAATGATAGATGCCATCCAGAGTGATGTGATGAATGAGAATAGTATGACTAGAACTAGAGCAACAATGAAATGTGCCGGTTGGTCTATGAACTCTTTGTTGATGGTCATGCCTCAAGTGCTGCAATGCGTACTGCTTGTGCATCTACAATTGCTTTAAGTTCTTGAATGGCTTTAACAAATGTTGGAATCAATGTTTCATGGTTAATATTTTTGTATTCAATACCATCTGCACCGGCCATTGATGTGCTAACACATTCAGGAAATACTGTTTCAAACTCTTGAGCAATAAAGCCAGCAGCGTTCTTTTTGTCTTGGCCTTTGCCTTCTTTCCAATCAAAACGGCGTGGCTGCAAAGCCATGATTGCATCAAGACCAGTATCAAGGTCGCGCACATTTTCTTTAAGGCGCTGGTCAGAAATAGCTGAAATGACGATTGAAGTGGCAAAAATAGTTCCCCCCATTCCAACGTAAAACCTATAAGCTCCAGCGCCAGTTGAATAAGTGTTCCATTGCGTACCACCAGCGTTGGTGCTTGCCGCTTGACAACCAGAAACCTCACCGTTTGGTTTTGCAAAAAAACCAACAGTTGTTTGGCTTGCGGATGTCTGCCCCACCAACAAGTTACCGCTGGAGTCGATGCGGGCGCGTTCTACAAGACCAGTGCCGAGGCTTACCTGTGTGTGGAAACGCAAAGCACCAGCGGCATTGCCAGCAGTTGCGTTTTCTTTATATCCGTCAATTCCAGCAAAAAATTCTAGAGCGGTTGTTCCAGTTTTGTACCCTGTAAATGATATACCCCCACCTACACCCGTAGTTTGTGAGGTTAAATCAGTTACTGATAATTGCCATGCTGCCGTGGCAGATTTTACATTTGCTTGCGACACATCTAACTTTGTAATAGGACTAGCAGTCCCAATCCCCACATTACCGCTGGAGTCGATACGCATACGTTCTGCGCCAGCAGAAGCAAAATATATATAGTTTGAGGCATCTCCAAACATACCGCCACTACCAGCATTGTTGGAAAATCCCCAAATAGTTCCTCCAACATAATTGCCAACCGTGCATCCAATAGTAGTGTTGCCAAATCTTGCTTTTTGACCATCGCCACGAACATCTAAAGAGAACGCAGGCGAAGCAGTCCCAATCCCCACATTACCACTTGCATCTTTTACAATGCCCGTCACTCCAACAGTCAGTGTGTCTGTAGTTGCATCACCCAGTATAGTGTTACCA